CGATCTGTTTGCCCGTTTGCTCTGATTGTGCAAAGGGTATCATACAAGTCGGCATTACTAGAGTAGTAATGAAAGAAAGACTAACACCACAAAAGTGGGTAGAATCATGGAAGACTACATCTAAAATGTTTGACGAAGCAAATGTTAAATGGGAGTTTATCAATGTCAGCAACACAGGAATGGCTTAAAGAAAAATTTCAAGAAGAAGCTGGACAAATGGCTTATAATAATATTCGATTGACTGAAGAAATAGAAGAGCTAAAAGCAAGATTAAAAAAAGTAGAAACTGACATGGCATATACACAGAAGATTAGATTTGCTCAAAGTCCTGAAGAGCAAAGGATAAATGATATAAGGAATGTAGTAGATTGATTTTAGTTGTTGGTCATAGTCCTTCTTCTAAAGAGTATTGTCCGAAGAAAGGCAATCCGTCTATCAACCGTCTTAACAGGTGGCTCGATGCATGTGGTGTGGATATATACAGCTTTACTAACCTGTGTGCACACCACAGTGAGTCTATCAAAGCAGCAGATATTGATGAAACATTGATAAAAGAATGTGTAAAACCTTATAATAAAGTAATAGCTTTAGGTAATGAAGTAGCACATTATTTCAAGAAAAAAGGTATCGATTGCTTTCATGCACCTCACCCATCTCCACGTAACAGGAAGTTTAACGATAAAAGTTACGAATCAACTGTAATTAATGGTTTACAAAAGTACATACATATGATATAATATACAATGTAATAAAGACATAAGGTGAGACTATGAAAATTGTACATATACTTGGTCGCGGCATTGAAGGTTGCGGCGTGACTCGATTTACACTTGAGTTAAAAGACTGGGCACTAAACCAAGGTTGGAACTATACAGTATACGCACCAACCGATAAGAAATGGACACGTGCTTCATCACACTATCTAGACGAAAATATTAAACAATGGAAGTGGGGTAACAAGCCTGCCCGCGGAGACACGCTCTGCGGCACTGAATCGATTGTGGAAGATTGTAATAAGTCAGATCTTGTATTGATTGGTTCACTACCTTCTAAAGGCCACCCTGACGATTGCATAGAAAATTTTGGCAAATTAGTCAAAGGAATCAAAACTAAAAAAGTTATGATTCAGCACGATCATAAGATGATGTCAATTAAACGTAATGCATTGCTGGATGATGTGATTCAATCAGCTGACGTTATCTTTTCGTATTCTACTAAAAGTCCTTTTATGGAATACTGTAGAAAGATTGGGGCTAAAGGAAATATGTTTAACTTCTGCAACGGAGTTAACGTACAAAGAATCCGCGAACAATATTGGAAACCTATCGAAGAACAAGATCCTGATCACTTGAAATGGATTGGCCGGTCTGCGTATTGGAAAGGTTTTGACGTATTATTCGATTTATATAAGAGTACTAAAGGTACTGACTTATTATACACATTGGAAGGAATGGAAAAGTCAATACAGTTCGTAGATATACGTAAAACTTTTGACTTCCACGAAATGGCTGAAGAGTTCGATGTAGAAACAAAACACGGCGAAAAACCTTATGTCTTTGGTGCGTTTAAACATAGTGAAATGTTAGAACGTATGTCACGCTGTGGCTTTGGTTTTCAACTAACAACTCTTCAGCCAGAATATATTCAAAACTTTATTGAGTTTACGCACTTAGAAATCGTTGCTTGTGGTGTGATACCTATTTTTAGAAAAGCTTTCGGTGATCACTGCACACATTTGCAAACCGGCAATAAACTTACTGCAGATAAAAACACTGGTACTATATGGGCAGGTGAAGTAGGCACAGACTGGAGTGAAACTATTGAAGTCATAAATAAACTTAGAAAAGATAATGGAATGCGTAATGAGTGGCGTGAAATGGCGTATGAATATTATGCATCACACAATGGTCCAGATGTATCGTTTCCCGATATATTCAGTAAGATTGATAAACCTGCTGAAGGTCCATCTGATTTATCTGAATTCTTTGGTTAGGAGTATAGAATGAAAATAGTAATTACAGGCTGTGCTGGTTTTATTGGTTTTCACTTAGCACAAAAGTTAAGAGCAGGTAATAAGGTGTCAGGCATTGACAACTTTAATAGTTATTATGACGTTGATTTAAAAAGAGCAAGAGATAAAATCTTAAAACACTCGTTTGGTATTCATGTTGAACCTGTCGATTTACGTAAAAAAAACCAACTTATCAAGCGCTTGGCATATTGTAAGCCAGACATTGTGATTCACTTAGCTGCCATGGCAGGTGTTAGACATTCGATGGATGATCCAGAAGCTTATATCGAAAATAATATTGTCGGTACACACAATTTGATTGAAGCTTGTGATCTTCTTAACATTGATAAAGTAGTGTATGCTTCTACATCTTGCGTAATGGCAGGCAACCCGCTACCTTGGAAAGAGGATGAAAAACTCGGTGTGGCAAAGAATCCATATGGATACTCAAAAGCCACGAACGAAGCACAGTTTATTTCTTCACAGATTGATTCAACAATCGGTCTAAGGTTCTTTACTGTCTATGGTCCTTGGGGTCGACCAGACATGGCTCTGTTTGATTTTACTAAAAGTATTATAGAAGAAAAACCCATTAAGCTTTTTAACAATGGTGATATGGTTCGCGACTTTACTTACGTTGATGATATTGTACAGGGTATAAAAATTGTCATAGATAGAATAAATGAAAACTCAGGTATCAACGAGATTTATAATATTGGTTATGGTCAGCAAGTACAACTCATGGATTTTGTAAATCACATTGAACAAAATTTAGGTAGAAAAGCTATCAAAGAGTTTGTGCCTATGCACCCAGCCGATACGCATAAAACTTGGTCTGATACGAATAAATTAAGAAAACTTGGATATTCACCAGAAACTCCAATAGGTAGAGGTGTATACGAGTTTGTTAAATGGTATAAGGATTATTATCATGTCAATTAATATTGCAATCATAGGTCATGGGTACGTAGGTAAAGCTGTAGATCATGGTTTTTCTACGAGTCAAGTTTCAAAATATATTGTAGACCCGATATACGGTTATCCTACTATCGAAGATCTTGTTGGTAAGATACGTTTAGACGCAGCTTTTGTCTGTGTACCTACGCCGTTTGGTGAAGATGGAAAGATTGACGCTTCGATCGTTAAAGATTCAGTACGTAAACTGTCTGGTGCTATGTGTCCGATTGTAGTAAAGTCTACCACTACACCTGATGTTATTGAAGAACTTTATTTAGAAAATGAAAACGTAATTTACAACCCAGAGTTCTTGACAGAAAAGAATGCTTTACACGATTTTATCAATCCACCTATGCATGTTCTTGGTGGTAAGAGACAGTATACTAATAAAGTATTAGAACTCTATGAAAACTACTCGCAGTGCACACCATGTCCAGCATACCACATGACTGCCAAAGAAGCGTCATTCGTAAAGTACGGAATCAATTCATTCTTAGCAAGTAAAGTCTTATGGTTCAATCAGTTTAAAGATGTAGTAGAAAACTGGGATGCTAAGTATAACGTAATTGTTAACGCCATAGGTACTGATCCACGTATTGGCCATAGTCATACACAAGTGCCAGGCCCAGACGGTAGAAAAGGTTTTGGTGGTGCTTGTTTCCCAAAAGATACAAATGCTTTCTGTGCTTTTGCTGAAGGTGACCTGCCAGTTCTTAAGAAGATTATCGAAGAAAACAATAAATACAGAAGTCAATATGAACTCGATGATCGTGAAAAAGAACAGAAAGTAAGTTATGTCTAATTATGCGAGTATTATACCACTTATTGGCGGTGAAACAATCGCCATGCAAAATGTATTTAAGAAGAAACCGGAGTATATATTAAGCTATGAACCGTTTAAAGCAAACGATACTCACCTTGTTGAGTACTATCAACGCAAAGTTCCCTATCATTTGTTGGGAGACAACGGGGTGGACAACCTACCTAGTGTCGATGTTGTTAATACCGTATGTCCTTGTGCTGGGCTTAGCAGTCTTAGTACTACAGCATCTACTAATTCTGCTGCTAACGATTGGATGCCTACCACAGCTCGTTATGTTTTGGGTACACTCTCACCTCGAGTATTCTGGGGCGAGAACGCACCAAGACTCGCTTCAGCGATGGGACAACCTATTGTCGAAAATCTCCGAGAAATCGGTAAAGAGTTTGGATACACTTTCAGCATTTTTAAAACGAAGTCTATCCTTCATGGATTGAGTCAAGTCAGGGATAGAACGTTTTATTTCTTTTGGAAAGGTGATAAAGTACCAGTCTTTGAATATATAAAAAGGGAACACGAAAAAATAGAAGACACGATACGTTCCGTGAAACGTGATCCACAGGATCCAATGAATGTACTTACTAATAAACGTGTTCCATCTGAAGATCCTTTTTATCGTTATATTCTAGAAGAACTAGAAAACAATGTTAGCCACAGCCAGTTTCAAGAAAAGTTGACAAAGTCGACTGATGCACTTTGGTACATAGAACAACACGTTACCTATGATAAAGTTGCTAAGTGGATGGATAAGAATGGTTTTGATAAAAAAGCTGAACGCTGTCGTACTATGTATGAAAAGTTAAAGGCTGGTGGTAATGTAATGAGAAGAGGTGTGTACGTGCCTAAAGACTACATAGGTGCGTTTGTAGGCGCACTACCTACAATGTGTACACACCCAGATGAAGATAGATTTCTAACTATTAGAGAATGTTTAAGCATTATGAAATTACCTAATGATTTTATATTACAAGGTGGTCTTAAAAACTTAAATCATATATGTCAAAACGTTCCTGTCAACACTGCAATGGACATGGCTGAACACGTACTGAAATATCTCGATGGAAGACTCGATAACCGTATGATCGACACAGATTACTTAGTACAAGATAATAAGAATATGACATTGAATTACAAAAAAGATAGTGTACAACTTGACGCATTTATGGTATAATAATGGATGATTTAGCGGACAAACTAAAAGTTGTTTTGCAAGAACTTAGTGATGTTATGAAACAACGTAAAGATAAGATCGAAGAAATACGTAATCAAATAACAGTACTTGAAAATATGAATGAAGATCTTGATCGCAAGATCAGTGAAATAATGAGGGACTTTTAATGTCAATAATGGACAAACTAAAAAAGAATAGTAAGATCAAAGAAACTTCTATTCTTGCAGATTCTAAATTCTTTACAGAAAAAGATATGGTTGCAACCGACGTACCAATGATGAACGTTGCACTATCTGGTTCTGTTGACGGTGGGTTGGCGCCAGGTCTTACTGTGCTTGCCGGTCCATCCAAACATTTTAAAACTTCGTTTGGTCTTATCATGGCCAGCGCTTACTTGAAAAAATATAAAGATGCCGTGCTTCTGTTCTATGATTCAGAGTTTGGTTCACCGCAAGCTTACTTCCAACAGTTCGATATTGATACAGAACGTGTACTACACACGCCTATTACTAATGTAGAAGAACTAAAGTTTGATATTATCGCACAGATGGAAGGTCTCGATCGCAACGATAAAGTTATTGTGATGATCGATTCAGTCGGCAACCTTGCATCGAAAAAAGAATTAGAAGATGCTATCAACGAAAAGTCGGTTGCTGATATGTCACGTGCCAAAGCACTCAAAGGCTTGTTCCGTATGACTACACCATATTTAAATATGAAGAACATCCCATTGATTGCTGTAAATCATACGTACATGGAGATTGGTTTATTTCCAAAAGCAATCGTGTCAGGTGGCACGGGTATTTACTACTCAGCTGATAACATCTGGATTCTTGGTCGTCAACAGGACAAGCAGGGCACAGAGATTAAAGGTTATCACTTTGTAATTAACGTGGAGAAATCAAGGTATGTCAAAGAAAAGTCTAAAATACCTATTAGCGTGTCTTGGGATGGCGGTGTTCAGTCTTACAGCGGCTTACTCGACGTCGCCCTTGCAGGCAATTACGTTGCTAAGCCTAGTAACGGTTGGTACTGTCGTGTTGATCGAACTACTGGAGAACTCATCGATCCAAAAGTACGAGAGAAAGACACCTTGGAAGAACAATTCTGGTTACCAATCTTTGAGTCCACGGATTTCAAAGATTACATTAAATCCAAATTTGCCATCGGAGGAAAGAGCGTCAATGAGCTTGTACTCGAAGATACCGCATAAAGAAAACGTAACTTATTCACTTGTCCCTGGAGAAAGTGGTGACCAACATTGGTTAGTGAGATTTACTGAAGGTCCATTTGCTGAAACAGTAATTCAGTACGGTGCCATCAAGCTAATACCTGAAGATGACGGTAAAATCTCATTTAACTTTTTTGTTGAGTCATCACCGGATCCAAACTTGACGAGTGAAGACGTAGATTTACAGTTATGGTCAGGTGATGTACTCGAAGAAATATTAAGACAATCACTTGAAGAAGGATCAGCACAAATATTTGAAGAACCTACTCAATGAAAATTTTAATATGTGGTTTGCCTGGCTCAGGTAAATCTACACTTGCAGAGCCACTCTCTCGATTATTAGATGGAGTATGGATAAACGCTGATGAAGTACGTACACATTATGATGACTGGGATTTTTCAATTGAAGGTAGAATAAGACAAGCTGAAAGGATGTCTTATATTGCTGATGGTGTAGTTATGGCAGGTAAAATTGCTATAGCAGATTTCATAGCACCTACTGAAAAAATGCGTGAGATATATGATCCTAATTATTTAGTATGGATTGATACAATTGATAATTCAGGATTTCCAGATACTGATGCAATGTTTGAACCACCTTCTAATCCAAACTATCACGTAAGTAAATGGTTTGATGATACTCATGCTCAGCTTTTGGAAATCGTTTCGAATTGGATGAAGCGTAATGAAATTTGATCCTACTAAACCAACTTCGCAAATGTTAGGTAGATTTCAACCTTGGCATAGTGGACACACTGAACTTTTTAAAAAGATTCATGCTGAAACTGGTCAAGTAATTATTATGATAAGAGATACTATAATTGATAAAAATAATCCTTATCATAAATTAGAAGTAAAAGAAAAAATTACTTCAACACTCATAAATGAAGGGTTTACTTTCTGCATAGATTTTGATATAATGGTAGTACCAAACATAACTAACATTGGTTATGGTCGTAACGTTGGTTATACTATGACTAAATATAAACTTGATGATGATATAGAAAAAATATCGGCAACGGATATACGGAATGCAAGCTAATCTCGAATTAACTATCTTACGCAACATATTAACAGACGAAAAATATATGCGTAAGGTGTTACCTTTCGTCAAACCAGATTACTTTGAAGGGATTTATCGTATCCTATTTAAAGAGGCTGGTAAGTACGTTGGAAAATATAATAAACTTCCAACTGCAGAATCATTTAAAGTTGAGATCGATCAGTCAGATAGACTTAGTGGTGAAAACTACACGGTAGCAGTTGACCTTGTGCCACAGTTATTTTCGAAAGAAAAGATTGATGAACAGTGGCTTGTTGATACTACAGAAAAGTGGTGCCAAGATCGAGCGATATATAATGCTATCATGGAATCTATATCGATCATCGATGGAAAGCATGAAACTCTAACTAAGGGAGCGTTACCTGACCTGCTTTCCAAAGCATTAGGTGTAGCGTTTGATACAAACGTTGGCCACGACTACATTGAAAACCAAGAAGAACGATACGAATTTTATCACCAACAAGAAGATCGCATTCCTTTCGACCTGGAATACTTTAACAAGATCACCAAAGGTGGTGTTCCTAATAAAACACTTAATATTGCTTTGGCAGGCACTGGTGTTGGCAAGTCTCTTTTTATGTGCCATGTTGCTGCTTCGGCTCTTGTACAGGGTAGGGACGTTCTTTATATAACGATGGAAATGGCGGAAGAAAGAATCGCCGAACGTATTGATGCTAACTTACTTAACACACCTATCGATCAACTTACGAATCTATCGAAAGAAATGCATAGAACTAAAGTTGAAGACATAGCGCGTAAGACTACAGGTAAGTTGATTATTAAAGAATATCCTACTGGCTCTGCACACACCGGCCACTTCCGTGCATTGCTCAATGAGTTAAAACTAAAGAAGCAGTTTGAACCACAGATTATTTTTATTGATTATCTTAATATCTGTGCTTCTTCTCGCATGAAAGGAATGGGTGGTGCAATCAACTCCTACAATTACATTAAAGCAATTGCTGAAGAATTACGTGGCCTTGCGGTCGAGTTCAACGTACCGCTCTTCTCTGCAACGCAAACGACTCGTTCTGGTTATAGTAACTCGGATGTTGGGCTTGAAGATACGTCCGAGTCTTTTGGATTACCCGCGACCGCGGACTTAATGTTTGCTATTATATCTACAGAAGAATTACAAAACCGTGGTCAAATGATGGTCAAACAATTGAAGAATAGATATAATGACCCAGTGGCAAACAGGCGTTTTGTGATTGGTGTTGATCGATCTAAGATGCGTTTATATGACGTAGATGAAAGTGAACAAGATCTTACTGACGATACGCCAGTTTTTGAGAAAACACAAGCACACGAAGAAATGTCAAAATTTAAGGATTTCAAGCTATGATTTATAGAGGACCAGGAATTAGTACGTATTGGGGAAGCGATGAGTATGAAGATCGTAGAGCTGAAGTTATGAAAAATGAATTAGGCTTTTATATCGATATGTACAGAAAAGATAAGCTCGTTGAATCTAGGCCTCTATACGAACACAGCCAAATGTATGCAGAAAGTGCTGCAGAAAATTATGTTATGGGAATTCTTAATCCATGAATGTACGATTAATTAGTTATAGCAAACCTCCGGAGGAAATCTATGTTGGGGAAAATATCCAAGAACTCATTGCGTATACAGCCCGTGTCTCGAACCCATCGAACCAAGACAACACCGAAACGTCAGAAAGATTACTACGATACCTCATTAGAGAAAAACACTGGTCGCCATTTGAAATGGTTAGCGCTTGCTTGGAAGTAACAACAACTAGAGACATTGCTCGACAACTCTTAAGACATAGGTCGTTTTCTTTTCAAGAGTTTAGTCAAAGATATGCAGACCCTACACAAGATCTTAAATTTCAATTGAGGGATGCTCGTTTACAAGATACCAAAAATAGACAAAATAGTATCGATACAGATGATACAGATTTACAGTTAGAATGGTTTAAACAACAATCGGAGGTAGTGAATGTTTCAAAGAAAGCATATGGGTGGGCAATTGAAAAAGGTATCGCCAAAGAACAGGCTCGATCAGTTTTACCGGAAGGTATTATGGAATCTCGATTGTATGTTA